TCATGAGGATAAATATACCCATGATTATAACTATAAAACCAACCTAAAGGAAAGTATTTTATTCTCGCTACACCCTTGTGCATAAAGAAATTATCTATCCCACGGTAGTACCATAGTATTTTTTCTAAATGTGTTTTAAAATATAGAGTGATATTTTCCTTATCTAAATTATCATTCCATCTTAAAATACTACTATTTAAATCTGTATATTTGTGTGGTACATGATTAGTGTCTTTTTTCATAGTTTCTAAATCATGCCAATGTGTCTGTCCAAAACATAAACAATCTTCGGGGTCAAAGTTTGCTATATCATCTATGTTCTTTTGTATAATAATATCTAAGTCAAAGAATAAATTTTCTCCTTTTTGTCTTACAACATTATCATCGAACAAATACATTTTGTTCCACCATTTTTCTAACTTGTTTCCTTTGGGTAACGGTATAATGGTAACATCTTTGTTAATACCTTTTGGGTTTTCTGTTAGACAATAAAAATTAAAGTCCATAGACAAATGTTCCTTGCATGCCTCGTAGAGCTTATCTACGTGCTGTGCAGAATATTTACTGCCCCATTTTACCGTATAAATGTTCACCAGTGTCTTATAACTCCTGATACAATAAAGAAACAAGTTAAGAAGTTTACTAATACAACTATACTTCTAATAATTGCTACATAGTCTGCTTCTTTAGAATCTTCAGATGCTTTTTCACCTAAAGACATTGCCCATAGTTTCCAGAAATATCTTAAGTACCATATCATTTTACTTTGCTCCATGCTCTCTCGTGTAAATAATAAATTACCATTTTAAAGAAAAACTCTACACCTCCTATCGCTAATGCTGCACTTACATCGCCAACAATTATCCATGCCACTAATACCGTGGTTATTGTTGCTATAAGTCTCCATGATAGTGTTTTTAAAAAACTCTTGTGTACGCTTTCCAATTATTCCCCTGTCCAATGTTTGAGTAACTTAGGATCAACTAATTTGTCTTGTTTAGTTTTACCTCTTGTCGCGTCCTCAAACGGTAATAAGTCTATATTGAATACACAGAGTATACAATTAGGCCTATAAATTTCTGTTGTTAAATCATCATCGTCCCAACTACGCCCTCGGTTATACGAGTAAGCATAATCTGCTGGGAAATGATCCCATAATTTTTTACCAAAGTCACCCCATCTCCAGGAGTGATAGTTATCTGTTCCGTCTGTATATGTAAACCATATTTTCTCTTTATGTTCTAGTACATCTTCCCATATACATTCTGCTTGATCATCGGACCATACTTGGCAACTGCCATTAGTATATGCTCCGTGTGCTAATTTAAATCTTCTTGATTTCATAGGACGTGGGTCCTGCCACCAACTTCTTAACTTAGTTGGCCTTTCCATATTGTATGTAAGTAAAGGTTCAATATCGTTCTGTATGATTACGTCCAAATCAAAGAAGATGAAGCGTCCTGTCGGCTTATCTGCTGCAAAATTGTGAGTATTAAAGACCATTGTTTTAGGCCTGTCCCAGCATCTAGCCATGCCATATTTAAAGTCATCAGAGCCGAACCAATACTTAGGATGTATGGTATCGATATCTGGAAATGGTATAACATTAATGTTTTTATCCAGTCCCTCGGCATCATCTGTATAACAGTAAAAATGGAAGTCGTGTTTAGGATTAGTATGCCTTCTAGACATAGCGTAAAGACGATTGACAAAGTGCGGACCATACCTATTCCCCCATTTACTACAAACTACGTTTACTCTCATCCAGCCTTCCTCGCAATGACATAGTCTGTTCCGTATTGTTTACCTGCGTCTGCAAGTTGCTCGGTGAGGCGTATACATTTATAATCAAAATCTGTTAGATCAGATCTAACTATAAGTGTTGCAAATTTATTACTATTTTTCATCCAAGTAACATATTCATCTTCGTCATTAAATTCACCTTCAATTATCATTACATTTTCCATTTTTAAAGTTAGCATTTTCCATCCTGTTCATTATGTAGTATTATTGGATTTAATTTTAATAAGTTATTAAAATATCCTTTATAAAAATCATTTGTAAAAATAGTTTCTAAATCATTATTTACGATACTATTTTTATCCCAATCATACAATAGTTCTGTTTTATGTTCTGGACTTTTATATGATGTCGTTATATTTAGTGCAACCGTTTTGCACGGGAAAACCTGTCCCTCTGCACTAAGATAAAACTGATTATTAATTTTGCCTTCGCACTTAATATGTGGAGCAAATTTAACTTTCCTTTCTCTATATATATCGTCCTTTTTCCTTGTTTTTAAAGTTTCCAATTCTATAAGTTTATAGTCTGGCATTTCCTGTTTAATTACTTTCTTAACAGGTTTCTTTTCCTCAGGTACTTCGTTGTTATATACAAACCCTGTGAACATATATTGTTTACAAAGTTTCTTTGCTTTTTGTATATCATTATCCAATTGATTTGTATGCGTATATGCCCAGAATACTCTTACACCTGAGTCTAATAGCGCCTTAGCATTTTGTAGTACCTTTTTATCTGGATTACCTGTGTTTATATTAAAAGTAATATTACCTAATTCTTTAAATAAAGTTCCTGTATTTTTCCACCAGACTTCATCGTGTGTCAAACCATTTGTATCTAAGTCAACACTTATTACCCACTCTTTTACAAAGTAATGGACTATGTCTACAAAGTCAGTATTGTCAACAGCATCTCCATTCAATCCTTTTAATTTTATTCTTTTAAGTTTTGCTTTCAATAAAAAGTCTGGATTGAAAGACTCTTTTATTTGTTCATATGATAAATTACTTTCACCATCAGATAATTCTATTTCAACCTTTTGTGGTAGATAAGGATAAAGGTCCGTTTCTTTGTTGTACATAATGGCAATTTGAGCCGGTGTGAAATCCTCGTACCAGTGAGGTAATGCGACGACCTTCCCATCTAATGTTTCTGGATATGTCGCTGTACTGTCTTGCAAGAAAGGTAAAGTTCCTTCCTCAATTAAAAACTTTTCATGAAAGGCATCAAAATTATATAACAGGTCATCTTCATTGTTATCCCATTCTTCTAATATTTTTTCTATTTTGTCATTACGGTAAATAAAGTAACAAAGATTACCGTCCTGAAGTCTAATCTTCTTGTTGGCCTTATAAGTCTCTATGTCCTGTATAGAGTTAATTAATATATTAGGAGTAACAAACAAACAAGCACTATTAGGGTGCGTATGTTGCATTACATCAATCTCCAACCAATCTAATCCATACTTAGGCACATGAAAGGATATCCCATCTAAATAGCCGTCCATCTTTCTAGTGGACTTCAGTAACTCCATTTCCTCATCTTGTACAAAGACAATGAAGTCAAAAGGATCCTCAATCAGTTTCTTCGCCTGAGTATAAAAAGCGTTTATCTGTGTTTGGCTATAATTGTTATCTAGCTGATTTGCTATAAGTGTTACCATGCCAAAGTCTCAAAAGTTTTTCATCTTGTAATTCATCTATTTTTATTTGCCCTTCGTTGTTGGGTGTCATGTCAACGTTGAAAAGACAAAACTTGCATTCTTCTCTATATTTATGTGGCTCCAAATCAGTAGGATGAGACTTTCCTCTATTGTAACTATACACCCAATCTAAAGGTATATTATTCCAGAAGTCTCTTTGTTTCCAATAATGATAGTTATCTGTGCCTTTATAAAAAGTTCTAAATATTAATTGTTCTTCTTGCATTGCGTCCCAGAATATATGCTCGCATTGGTCTTTATTCCAACACATTACACTAGAATTATAATATGTACCTCTAATATCTATGAAACGCCTATTGTGTATATGTTTAGGATTATCCCAATCTACATTTATTATTCTAGGTTTTAATGATAGTTCATATAAATCTGATATATCATTTTGTATAATTACATCTAAATCCATGTAACACCAATGTCCATCGTAACCTAAAAAATTATGGGAGTTGAATACTAAGAACTTTGCTCTATCCCAACAATAATTTTCTTTACCAAACCAATACTTAGGATGTAGCGGGTCAACATCTGGAATAGGTTTTGTATCACAGTTCAATCCTATAGGATCGTCGGTGTAACAAGTAAAGGTAAAATTATGTTTATAGTTTTCTTGTACCATACGATACAAGTTATTTACATAATGCGGACCGTATTTAGTGCCCCACTTGATGCATACAAAGTTCATCATATTCTTTTGCAATCTCCGGGTGTTGGTCTTGTCCGTTTAAAAGACATATAGTTTTATCCTTTTGATATGTTCTCCCATCAAACATATATGAGTATATTTCTTCTCTGGGAAAGTGTTCAAATGTAAATCCTTCATGATATAAAAACGTATCATCTCCGTAAGGATAGTTTATATGATATTTATGTTCGTTCATAGAATACTTTTTCCATATATGCGTAGCGTCTTTCCACAACATTACACTAGAATTGAAGTTAGATAAAGGATGTTTACTGTGATAAGGAAACTCATGTATATTGATACCTTCCTT